ACTAGAAAATTTTCTAACCTTGAAAGGGGCATCGTATTAGCACACTAAATTTTTTCTTCTGTCTTATTTATCAGAAAAGGTTTGGGACTAATTTTGGCCCAAAATTTTTTTTCCACCTTTTTTAGAATCAAAAGTCAATTTTGGTTTGGATATCTCCTCTTAACTCAGCAAGTTTTGCAATTGCTATTGATTCAACACAAGTCCAGTAAGTTTCACCACTTATCATATTCTCATCAGTAAAGTTTTCTGCAATGTCTTCTTGCAGATATTGTAACTCTCTTAACTGATGTCTTTGAATATGCATAATTTAGTTGTAGATGTTTTTATTTATTAATACTGTAGATAGAATTATCGCCAGGATAATCATCAATACTTATCCCCTTATATTCAACAATTAATTTTTCACCATCTTTTCTCTCACCATAAACATGGTAAAAACAATCAATTGGTTTATCATCTGCCTCTTTAATAATTATTTCTTTATTATCAAATGAAACTACATTCAAATGAAAATGTCTATCTCCTATGGGTTGCAACTGAACTGTAATGCTATCTACATGAACTAATTGCTCCCAGTAATCAGGTAGTTTAATTATATTTGAACCTTTAAGTCTACCCCTATAATAAACTCCAGATTCTGGCCCCTCTATGCAAACATGACGTAATCTATATCCACTCTTTGATGGATGAGGTATATCAAATGGTTTTCTAGATGTAAGAGTAATACCAGAAGCAGTGACCTCATTTGATGCTGTAATACTTCCTGAAACGTTAATATCTCCCTCCTGTTTTGTATCACCCTTTATAAAAAGAGATGGTATGGAGGGTTGTTTTGAATCAGAATGTGGTGGGTAAATGGTAACAGTTCCCTTTTCACCCTCAACTGCGTCACCAAAAATTGATATACCAGGATTAGTTAAAACACCTGCTTTAGGTAAAGGAATGTTTCTTCCAGTTTCATAGTGTAATCGAGGAGATCCAACATGAAGTGCAAGAGTTTGTAATTCTACATTTCTTAATGACATTGATTGCTACCCCGTAATTCCATCAATATCTTCGTGATCATTCACTATCTTCTCTCTCAAATCACCTGCTAATTTTTTATCAAACGCACAACTAGTTTGAATATTATCTGTATCACAATGAAGAGTCAGTTCTTCTCCAGTATGAATCAAAGTTTTTTCTTCAACGATAGTGCGATGATTCCCCACAGTTTCACATTTATAATTACCACCAACCTTAAGGTTGAAGTTATCTTTAGCTACCATGTTTATACTACCAGCAGATTCAATGTTAATATCCTGTCCATCAAATACACTCCTTATCGTTATGTCTCCAGCTCCTGCTTCAATATGTATGACTCCTGCTTTAGAATAAATCACAATTCCTGCATCTGAATCCTGATCAAATGATTCACCACCATTCTTTTTACCATTCGAAATAACTTCAACAGATGCGTTACCTAAAACTTTACAATTGCCAGTGTTGGTAAATAAAATTCCTTGTTTTGATTCAGTGACCATCTGATATTCAGATTTATCATGGTAAGGAACTTTTGCACCTCCAGTAATTTCAAAGGTAGGAAATCCCCTACGATAAAAATCTGGAAATATTTCTTGTGCATTATCTTTTATCCATTGCAATAATTCTCCTTCAGTATAATTGCCAATAGTATTTTCTGGAACATTAGTTCCAACATTTTTCTTTTCTAATTTATTACGGTCTTTTGCTGTCGTGTCAGACCTCGCACCAAAATTACTATCCGTCATTAATATCCCCCTCCATATCCACCACCACTTGGTGGAGTGCTTGGTGGAGTTGTATCAGTTGATGAACTTGTATCAGTCGTTGAAGTTGTTGTATCCATAGTGGTGGTGGTGGTAGTTGTCGGTGTTGTCTGTTCAGTCACTATTGTGGGTGTTGTATCTACAGGTGGTGTTGTCTCTGGTGTTTCTGTAATTTCTGGATCTGAGATTTCAGATGTTTCTGATATCACTACAGATTGACCTAAACTTTCTTCTATTGTATCATAAATTATCTCATGTGGGTAGTTTACATGTTGAGCTCCAACCATTTTAACACCTCTATTTGGATGAAGATGAAATGGCCCATAGTATGGTTTCCCATTTACGTATCCAACTAACTCATTTTTATCACCAATACAATCAACAACATTCTCAATTCCAATAAGTGATGTTGCTCTCCTCTTATCAGCATCTACATCAGACTTAAGTTGACCCTTAAACTTCATTATTGGTATTAACTTAACACCAACTCCAGTTTTAGTATTCATTGTTAGTGAAGGAGTTGTTGTGAACTCTACATTAAAGTTTGAAGGAACTGTGACCTCTCCTATGGATCCGCTAGGACTTGTAATGATTGGTAGATTAGCATCTCCAACGACAACAGTATCATTCTCATCATAATTATATCCAGGTTTATCTACAAAAACTCCTTCTAAAGTACCAATAACATTAGTTCCAACTCCAACAGGAGACTCTTTATCAACAGTGTTTAAACAATATCCAAATCCAGTAGACATTAAAACAACTTGAGTGATGGATCCATTCTCGACAATTGCTCTTGCATATGCACCACTTCCGTTACCAGTATTATCAATAATCGAAATACCTGCGTGTTCCTCGTAACCAGAACCACCATTAATAACTTCTATTGAAAATATTCTTCTATCATTACCAACGATCACAAAAAGTTCCGCACCAGATCCAGATCCAGATACTTCAGCAATTGGTGGTATACAACTTGGGAAAATATATCCTGGTCTTACGGGTGTGATATCCTCTTGAGAAGTAGGATTATCCATTTTTTTATTACAAGCATCAAACGTATTATTACCCAAACCAAATAATGAACTGTTAGATATTGCACTCTCAATAGATCCTAACCCTTTATTCAATAATGCATTTGAAGTGCCACCAGTTAGTGTACTCGTCATATTAATGGTATCTTTTAATGGAACACCATTATAATCTAAATCTTCTACATCCTCTCCACTCTTTATTATTTCCTCCTGTTTCTTTGCAAGACCATCACTAATGTTTCTAAAGATATTAATATTTTTAACCTGACTTTCCCAATCATCTTTCTTTTCTTTCACAGAACTATTAGTTGATGAAGTCCACACTTTAGATCCAAAATCTATGTTTATACATTTTTCATCCTCTGGAAGACATTTATCAAGAAAATCTAAAAGACCGCTTGCAAAACTACCAGCTTTTCTGAGAAGTCCAGTTATTTTACCAAGACCACCACTTAAAAAACTCAATCCACCTGCGAGAGATTCCAATCCTTTTTCAATGGAATCAAAAACCTTTGCAAAAATTCCAGAAACAAATTGTTCAACAGCACATAATGCTCCATTCAAAACATTATTTAAAAGATTGTTAAACATATTGGCAATAAATCCACCAATACCACCAAGGATACCTTTAAAAAGACAACCAATTATACCTGTAATTAAATTTCTTGATTTTTTTTCTGAATTATCTATTCCTTTATCTTTTCCTTCTTTCGATGTTTTATCTTTTTCTATCTTCTTTTTTATCTCTTTATTAATTTCTTTTATAATTTTCTTTCTTAATAGATTAATTGCTCCCTTTAATATTCCTGTCGTTTGGCCCTTCAAAATCGCAACATCATTTTGCATCTGAAGTATTTCATTCGTCACTGGATCAATAATATTACGACCTCCTTTCTCAGCGTTTCTTAATACCTTTATGAATTCACTAATTCTTTCTTTAGTTTTACTGACAGTATCAGTTCCACATATAGAAAAACTACTAATTTTTATATTAGTTTTATCTGCATATGCAATACCTGCGGTTGACTGGTAACCACCTTCCCAATAATTAGCTGTAGGATTATCAACAGAAAACGTTTCATAATTAAACAGATGATCCTTTAAATCGATTGAAAATTCAGGCAAATAACCATTTTCAGAATCAAGATGATTTTTAACATCCTTAAAACTACAATTCAATAGATTTGTAACCACTGCTTGTTGTCCGTCTTCACCATCTAGAAAATAACCACAAACAGTCTCACCACCTGATAAAACAAGAGTTTCACCTAAACCTTTTGCACCACCCCCAAGATGTGCGGGACTAGAAACTATCGCCCAACGAGCATCCTTGTCAGGCAATATTTCTTTGGAAGGGTCATCTACACCTATAATACGTATTTTAATTCTAAAATTTTGTAAACCAGTCAATGATAAAAAATCATTTTGTGGTTTCCATTCCTTTTCATCACAGACTGTAGCTGTAAAAGTTACGTGACCGTTATATCCCGAAATTCCAGGTTTAAAATAAAGATTTTCTAAACTCATTAGTCGTCATATACTAAGCACTCTGGTTCATCAGGATGCATCTCACAGAATAATTCTAAAGCATTTGGATCGTGATGATCACCTGCTTCAATTTCATCGTGATGATGATCTGCATAAACTTCAAGTTCATGTAATTCTTCTATCGTATGCCTTTTCATTGGCTCAGATGTATTTGGATCGGCAAGAAGTTCCTTGTCGTGTTGAATGTGGTCTTCTATGGTTTTCATAGTTTTGCCTCCGTGTACAGTATGTACATTACTATTTATGTTGGTATTTTTGGTTCTGAGAATCCATAAGAGTCTCGAATCAATTTCATTGAAGTTACATTTTTTGCAATCATAAAGTGGTGACATAATTCTTTAATCAAATACTTACCACTTGCTGATTTGTCAACTTCATCTGCTTTTCCTTCTCTTAATCGAGGGAAGTCACACCTTATTATATCACCTACTTTGAGTTTTGTGTTACACGGAACTTGAATAAACAATGCTTGTGTGAATAACAAATTATATCTTGCATAAGATTTTGCATCATCTGTTCGGTCTCTTCCAGATTCCTCAATACCTTTTTTACCAACTCCCATGAATCCATGATCAGATGTTTTTACCATAAATCTACTTATCTGTTCTACGGGGACATCAATATCTCCTTCTCCTCCTAATTTTTCAGTTAATTCTTCTGCTAAATTATATTTGTATACAGTTACCTCTCTATTTTGAAGATTGATAAAAGTTGTTTGATTAGCATAAACACCCAAAGTCAATGCCTGTTTAAGGTTAATATTTCTTTGTAAGAAGTAATTTAATATTCTTACGTTATTTTCAGGTTTGTTTTGTTCAATTCCACCCAATCCTGTCCAAGAATAAGTTCCGTGCTGTACGTCTTTTTTATCTGCATCTCCATTCAATACATTAGTTTCAGCAACTAAACTCTCTAGACTTTTATAATTAAATCCATCAGCATTTTCAAAGCAAAGATATCCTGCAACTCCATAAGCCTCTCCTTGTAATGTTCCTTCCTCTCCTTTAGATCCAGATCTAGTTGAAGAAATAGATTTTGGGCCTAACCATTGTAAAGTATGAAATGGTTTTCGATTATTACCCTGAAATGAGTAAGAGTTTATGACAGTATCAATATTGCATTTCTTTTTAGTTTTTATAACCTTCTTAAGTATGTGTTCTACGTGTTTATCAATTGTCTGATATTGGAATTTACCTCGACATCTCTCTGTTCTGTCCGCAAAATACTCTGGAGATATTAAGTGTAAAGTAAAGAAAGCAGATTGCCTCTCTGCATCTAGACCACTTACTTTATATACTCTCATCTCTCCTGACTCTTCAACTATGTCCCCATTACCATCTAAATCTCCAAGTGTGAATGTTCCTGAAGGAGTCGAATACTTCAGTGCAACCAACTCACCACTACGAATAGGGAGTTCACTTACAATATTGTAAGTAGATGTAATTTTTAACTTTAATGTCACGAAAGGTTGCAAAATATCTTCATAGTAATCTGTCTCGATAACCGAATTACTTAAATCAAGTTTTCTTCCATTTTTATTCTGTATCTGTAGATACTGATAAACTAAACCTTCTACTCCTATAGCCATTAGTATTTCTCCAATTCGAGTTGTATAAATGAATCTAAAATAGAAGATTCCTCTGTAAATTCAAAATTAAATGGGATAATTGTATCGCTGTTTCCATCAATAGGTGGTTGAAAAGTACTTGAAGGAATTGAAATGGGTGTAAAATCATCAAAATTACCAGAAAAATTAGGAGCTTCAATTTCTCCTGAAAGTATTTTATTTGAAACTGTATTTAATTGTTTTAGTTTCATTGCTTCAATTAATTCTAAACTACCCTCTAACGTTCCGTCTGCAAATGGTTCCACTTTAAGCATATCTTTTATTAGAGTACCCTTGATACTCAATAATGATAAAAACGGTTGTAAACGTTGCATCATTTTAGCATTAAACACATCTAATTTTCTAAAGTTTCTCTCTCTTTTTGTTATCCTATTCAATGTTTCTTGATCTTTTTTGTTGAAAAAATCTCCCTCAACCTCACCTAATTGTCGTTGAATCTTTCTAAATTCTTCAGCTAATCTTTGTTTCGTTTCATTATTTACATTTGGATTATTTAATCGTCTTTCTATACTGTTCTTTTTCTTATTTAATTTATCAATAATATCTCTATCAACATTACTGGCATTGGGATTAATTTTTTTTCTTCTCTTATTTTCATTTTCTAAAAACTGTCTTTCATTATTTGCAGGATCAAAAGAACCTGACACGAACTTTGGTTTTCCTTCACCACCAACTACAGTTGCTTCTTTGTTAACTTTAACAAACACTTTTTTTCTAGTTTTTTTAGCATTTGCTACATCTTTTCTTGCTAATTCTAATTCTTTTTGTTGTTCTTTTAAAAGATCAATTTCTCTTAAAAATTGGTTGAGTCTAACTTTACGAGATATAATAAATTGTTTACTTATCTTTGCATCACCAACAAAAAGTTCTCTAATTGTTTGACCTTGAATTGGTGAAAGATCAAATTGATTTTCTCCACTATCTACTATTGGTCGTCTGAAAGAAAAACTAAATGCCTTCTGACTAGCTAATGATAGTGATGCTATCTTATTTTGTCTATCAAGACTTTTTTTAAAAGCATCTGGATCAAAGGTATCAAATTTATTTGGTTGATCATCGGGATCCCCTTCCCCTCCACCACCAAGTAATGCGAGAAGTCCAAGACTACCTAACCCTAGTATTGATCCTATAAGAGAACTTTTTTTATTTTTTTCTTCATCTAAAGATGGTAATTTAATTTCTTTTAATGCTTTTGATTCTCTTTCAATGAATTTTAGGAATGCTTTATAATCTTTTTTTCTTTCAAACTTTATAGTTTTTATTGAAGCTTGAGGAGACTTCAATTTATCTGACGTATTTTTAAGTGGTGAATTATTAAATAACATACTTTTATCCTATTGGAATTTGATAATTAAAAGCAGCATTAATATTAACCCCATCTCCGTGAGAAGTTGGAATAAATGCTTGTAGGCCAGAAACATTACCAGATCCAATATTTGAATTTGAAAGTTCCTGACCACCACCATTTCTTGGTCTCCCCTTTTCTATATCATTTATTCCTTCTCTTATCAACCTTTGATCTCTCTCACTCATACCAAATCTTAATAATTTTTCGAAATCTATTTTATCAGCGTCTAAAGTTTTAGCATCGATAAATGGTTGATTTTCTATACTACCTTGTAATAGTTTTGAACTTTTAAATTGTTCAACTAATGTATTTAATTCTGGAGTGTTACTAGTGGTTGAACTAGGAGGAGAAAAATTTTCCAAGTTTTTTTTGTCTCCACTTCTAATTGCATCAATATATGCTAATAGATCAACAGCAAAAGCTTTTTCATTCGCACTAGGTTTTTCAAATTTACCATCTAAAAGATCACTTATTCTAGATCTCATAAGAATAAGATTACCATTATTATCATTAACTTCTTTTTCTATTAAAGATATTTTTTTATTATTAGAGTAATTCACATAACCAGCTGGACTATTCTGGAAAGCATTGCTAGATGTAAGTCTTCTTCCAATCATAGCAGTAAATGCTTTAACGTTCCCTTTTTCGTCAAGAACTCCAAGATTATCTTTACCCTGTAAAGTATCAATTTGTCTTTGTAAACTTTTAAAGTTTGAACTATCTGAATCAAAAGATTCTTGTCTTTCTTTAAGTATTTTAATTACATTAGCAATTGCGGTGTTAAATATCTGATCATCGGTCACTTCTTTTTTAAATCCACCTTCATTTTTTAATCTTTCAAATTCTTTATTAACTTGTGCAAATGCTAATTTATCTTCATTTTGTAATTGCTCTGGTTGAAAAGCTTTTTTAAGTGCTGAATCTATTAATGGTGCGATCAATGATTTTAATCTCATAAGATTACTCTCTAAAAAATTAAAGACAGCATCTTTATTAGCAATTAACAACGCAGCTAATCCTCCAGTTGCGAGAATTCCAAGTGTGATTAAAGCTGCCTTTCCAAACAATAACGTTAAACCACCGCCAACTAATCCACCTAAGCCACCACTAAATAATCCCCCTCCCGTAAATAAACCTTTACGACCTTTTTTTGATTTTGATAAATCACTGAGAGAACTTCTTAATGCTTTTGCTATTTCTAAAGTAGAAACTAAAGATTCTTTAATTGATTTTAAACTTTTCTTTAATATCTTTGCATTCTTTTTACTTCCAAAAAATTCAACAAAATTCATTGCGAACTTTTGATTCTTATCAGTTGCTTTTGTTATTTTCTCTGTTGTTTCTTTAACTCTTGATACACTATTTTTCGCAGCAGTAAATAATCCTCTACTTATAGGATTGATAACACTTCTTGGAGAAATAGTTGATTTCATATCTTACATACTTGATTGTTTTATTCTTAGATTTTCTTCTTCGATATATTGAGTTAGCAATCCTGTGTAGATTTCTCTCTCCCAAGGCATCATATTTTCAATTTCAGTTAAAGAATATTTATGGTGTTGCATTAAGGCAAAGTTAAGTTTAAAGTATGACTCAAGATCCATATGAGCCATAACTATTCGAAAAAACTCGTTAAACCCTCCAACGTCACTTCACTCTCAACTTTTGTTTCGGGATTAGTCACCTTAAACGTGTGTGATAATTTAGGCATAGTTTGGAAAAATTTCTCAACCTCTTTGAATTGTCTAGAATCTAACGTGTTCAACCACTCAGTCAATTCTTTTTTAGTGCAATCAGAAGCTGCCCAAGATTCATCTTTACTATAAACAACATCAATGCAAGAAGCAATTAGATCAAAGGATTGCTCTATTGATTCTTTACCCTCACTATCAAAATCAAAATTATTTCTAATAAATTCATTTAGTGATGGATATCTCATTCTCAAAGTTAAATTCGCATCTAATTTGATATCACGATCATGTTCCTTGTCACTAACTACCTTTATTTCATCAATGAAAATTTTGGTTTCAACCTTAGTTTTCATATCGTCAGGACAGGTAACAATTAAATCTACAGATTCACCTACAGATTTCCCTCTAATATTTAAAAAAATATATTCAATATCAAAGGTAGATAGAGACTCTATTTTTATACCCCTCGTTTGAATACAAGATTTTAATGTTGCTTTAATCGCATCTGCGATTTGTTTTTGGTCTTCACTCTCTAGTGCAAGAATTAAAATTTTCTCCTCCCTTACAAGAAAGGGTCTATATTTTATTTTCTTTTTAGAAGATGGTATAGTCAGTTCGTAAGTCGGAGTTGATATCTGTGGTAAAGGCATAATATTTTATTCAGTATTGTATATAGCAAGGTTTTAGTAACCTCCTCCATATCCACCACCGCCACCTGATCCACCGCCACCGCCAGAACTAGTGTTAATTGTATGTGAAATATTAGAGGAATTAGAAACATTACCTGCAGCGTCAGTTGCTGTTAATATAAAGGTGTAATTTGAATCTGATAATGGGTTGGAAACTGTAACGGAGAAAACTCCACTTGAATTTGTTGTTGTAGTGCCAAGTAATGTAGATCCAGTAAATATTTTGACTGTACTATTTGCCTCTGCAATACCTGTAACTGTTGGTGTACTATCAGTTGCACCAGTTATAACTGATAGATTAGATGGTGCTGACGGTGCAGTGGTATCCTGTTCACTAGAACTAGTGTTAATTGTATGTGAAATATTAGAGGAATTAGAAACATTACCTGCAGCATCAGTCGCTGTCAATGTAAAGGTGTATGTATTATCAGACAAAGCATTAGAAACTGTAATGGAAAATAATCCAGAAGAATTTGCAGTTGCACTACCTATCTGCTGAGATCCATCAAATAATTTCACTGTGCTATTTGCTTCTGCATTACCCGTAACTGTCGGTGTATTATCGGATGCACCAGTAGTTACTGATAGATTGGATGGTGCTGATGGTGCAGTGGTATCTTGTTGTTGCTGTTCTTGACTTGGAGGATTTATTTCTGATGTTGGGCCAGTTACAAAACTACCTGGCAAACTTTCTGCAACTGTATCATATATTATAGCGTGAGGATATGGGGCGTGTTCTTCACCAACCATTTTTATAATTCTAATTACATTACCGTTTTCATCTTTGACGGGATGTTCATGAGAAGGCCCATAGTATGGTTCACCACTAACATATCCTACTGGTTTTGTTGGATCTGGATCACTAGCTGTAGATAATGATATTTCATTTCCTATTCTTCTTGGTCTAAGTGGATTGACCTGTGTGACTTGTCTATTTAAAAGTTTTTCTCTAACTGATTGTTGTGCGTTACCATGTTTTTCAATTGTGTGTCTTAGATAGGTGAAGACTGCTGTTACTTGTAAAAACGTGCTTCCATCATATGACATTGGAACAGCATTAATGTTAACTGGAAACGTGTCAATAAAATGATATGTCAACAATGGCATATTCTTGAAAGTATTATTTCTATCGTTTGGATTCTTCAAAAAATCTCTTTCAAATTTAGTGATCTGTATCTTTCTTCGGTAATCATCTGGGTATCTAAATCTTGAATATGTATTTCTCTCTTGATAAGCATCTAATTGACTTCCCTCAGCTCCATCATATCTACCGTTTGATTCATTATAAACTGGATTGATAAAATTCATCCACTCCTCAAGCATGCGTAATGCGTTATAATCATTATCGATATAAAAAGTTAAATCAAATTCATTATATATTCTTCTTGATGCAAATCTTTCTGTCATTCCTTGACGACTTCCCATTTCTTCTGAAATATTAAAGTTAGAACCAGGTAAAGACGCTGATGAACAGAGAAAATCATACTTTTGTCTTGCAGAATTTACATCATTAAATATACCACAATTAGTTAAATGCTCCAATAGTCCCACATTATCCCCAATTTGACTTCTGCGAACAAGATCTAATGATACCTTGAACTGACTGGATATCGCAAGTTTTGAAAATAATGGACTCGCATTAGGTATGCTGAGATATAAATCTTCTGATCTTATTGCCATCTAAATAGTTTTTAAATTGATCCTGTTAATATATGTATGTCATATAAAGGAAAGTATTACCCAAGATACCCGAAAAAGTATAAAGGGAATCCCCAAAATATTATTTATAGGTCTTTGTGGGAAAGAAAGTTTATGAACTACTGTGACTTGAATGAGACAGTAAGTGAATGGCAATCAGAGGAGTTTTGGATTCCCTATCGTTCTCCACTTGACAACCGTATTCATCGTTACTTCCCAGATTTCTTTCTTAAGTATATTGATAAGAAAGGAAATAAAAGAACTATGGTTGTAGAAGTTAAACCAAAGAAAGAAACAAAGATGCCGAGCACCAATCCAAAGAAAAGAACAAAGGCATGGGCTCATTCTGTCAAAACATATGCAGTCAATCAAGCAAAGTGGAAAGCAGCACGAGAGTTCTGTGCTGACCGTAACTTTGAATTTAAAATTATGACGGAAGATAATCTAGGTATCAAATGACTATCGGAGAGAGAATATTAGAAAGAGCAGAAGGTGAACCAAAAACAACTCCAGATTGGTTTGCAAATGAATTATATGGAGAACTATCTCAAGTTGCAGAGACTCGTTTTCCAGAGATAGGAGAACTTTGTTTCTTCACATACTCTGCTTCATTTCCAGATAAGTATCCATTTTATGATAGTAGACCTCTGACTTACGTAATGGATTTTCAAGGAGACAAAATGCTTGGCGGTAATCTACACTATCTGAATCCAAGTTATCGTGGTGGAGTTGCACAAAGCTTGGTAAATAAAGTGGGTGCAGTCTTACCAAAAAAGACTCTACATCGTTATTTTATCGCAAATATGGGTGATACTTTTATCATTCCACCTGACCCAGAAGAGTATAAAAGCATCGCACAATTAGTAACTGAAAACTTTTCTGATAAATATGGTCAGAAGATATCACCAGAAAACGCTTGGGATAGTATTTAAATGTCAGAAATAAACATACCATTATCAGCACAATTTGATATAGATTTTGAAAAATATTCTTTTTCCAGTAATTCCGCTTTTACAGAAGCTTTTTTACAAGATGGAAACGGATCTAAGATATGGGAAAAAGTAAATGGAAATGATAATATTATAGATTCAATTAAATATACAGATAAGGTAGAATCCTCTCTAACAGATGAAATTACAAAATTAGGTTTTTTAGAATCTGTAGATAATTTTCCGAATATTTTTGCACCTCCTGATGGAAGCACAGATGATAAAAAAGAGGCATCAGTGTCTGATCTTCGTGAGGATTATAAAACAGGAAAGGTCGATCACATAATACAAAAACTATCTTTAAGAAATTTAATCTACCCAATAGATGCAGACTTTGGTAATACTCAAGATTATATACAAATAAATCAATTTACATATAAACCAGTCAATCAAAATATATTTTTTGCAGAAAGCAACGAGAAAAAAAGAAAAGATGGTGATGGTTTTTTTAGTGTTTTACAAGAGGGTGTTAGAAATGGATCTCCAAAAGAAAAACATCTTGGTGCTGTAAAACTTCCAATGCCGAATCAACTACAAGATTCTAATAATGTTGCTTGGGGTCAGGATCAATTAAATGCAATTACTGCAGCAGTATCAAGTGAAGTTTTTGGTACAACAGGAGGTGCGATAAAATTAATTCAAGACTTAATAGGTGGTCAGAAAGACTTTCAAGATGTACTTAAAAGTGCAAGAACGAGTGCAGGAAACTTATTGGGTAATCTTGCTCAAGCAGGAAGAGATGCAAAAGATACTGTAACAAATAACAATGCTGCATTACTAGGCAGAAGTGTAATTGGATCTGCAATATTAAATATTGCACAGTTTGGTGTGACCCCAGAAACTGCTCTTGCAAGAGGAGCTGGAGTTGTTCCAAATTCAAATATGCAATTACTATTCAATGCTCCTACTTTGAGAGAATTTACATTCAATTGGAGATTAACTGCTAGAAGTAGAGAAGAGGCAACAAGAATTAAAAATATAATTAGATTTTTTAAACAAGGAATGGCAGTCAAAAAAAGTAATAAAACAAAAAGCGGAACTAGTCAATCATTCTTTTTAGGAACTCCCAATGTTTTTGATATACATTTTAAAACAGCGAAAGAAAATTATGAAATATTAGATCGTAACGATTCTGTTTTAAGAATTAAAACCTGTGCACTTACAGGTGTAGCGGTCAACTATACACCCGAAGGTATGTGGAATGCATATGAAAAAGGTATGCCAACCTCTGTATTATTAAGTTTAAGATTCGGAGAACTCGAACCAATCTTTGATACAGATTATGAGGAGGATCCATTTGAGTATGATGCAAGTAGAAGAGACATTCAACCTGTTCCAATAGACGCAGTGGGATACTAATGGCATATTTTAACGAACTTCCAAACATACTATACCCTTCATTATTATCATCAAATAATAGAATTGAAGATAAAATTGAAGTAAAAAATATTTTTAAAAGATCTAAATTAAGGACTGACGTTGATCAGGTAATTACTGCTTTTAATTACTACTATATTCCAGAAGGTGATCGTCCAGATATTGTTGCTGAAAATGTATATAATGATTCGGAATTAGATTGGGTTGTACTAACTTCAAATAATATCACTAACATAAGAGACCAATGGCCTTTATCACATAATGACTTACATACTTTTATGTTAGAAAAATATGGATCAGAACAAAATATACTTGGTGTTCATCATTACGAAACTAAAAAAATAGTTGATGAATATAATCGTGTTGTCATGCCAGCTGGATTGGAAGTAGATATGAATTTTAGTTTTGAGTATCTAAGTTACTCCAAACAAATAGTAAAAATTATATCAAGTCGGGTAGTAGCAATGATAACAAATTATGATTATGAAAGAAGATTAAATGATGAAAAACGAAGAATTAAAATTTTAAAACCAGAATTTTTACCTGTATTTTTAACAGATCATCAAAATATTATGAGATATTCAGAGTCATCAGACTTTATATCAGATAAATTAAAGAATACATACAACCCAAGAATATCTGGAGTATAAAAAAACCCACCGTCTAGAGCAAACGGTGGGTAACTAAACAACCTTTTTACTATGAAAGAAGGGCACTCTTTCTAGATAGAGATCTTTTGTACTCCCTTCGACTAATTAAGAATTAACTAATCGAGAGAAATAACTTAATGATTCATCATCTTCATCTTCTGATGTAGATTCAACTGCTGCGACTTCACGAACTGGTTCAGTTGCAACTGGTGCGGTATAAGAACCACGACCA